CTTGCGCGGTTTCTGCTGGTACATATGCCGGTGGTGTCACCGGTGCATCGTTTCCAGATGGAGGTGTAACAGGTGCTTGTTGTTGCTCGGTTTGTGTTTGTTCGCCTCCTAAATTATCGAATAATCCCATGATGATGTATTTTATTTTATGTCAAATATAAATTTAATTTTCGATTAAGCAACTTGTTGTTGCGCTGTAGGCATCTGCGGTGGCCCCTGTTGCGTTGGATTTGCCTGCGGTTGCTGTGATGGGTCTTGACCTGGTTGCCCTTGTTGTGGGCCTCCATTGTCCTGTTTAAGGATACCCACAACTTCTATATTGGCCTCATCAATTATTTTTTGGTATTGAGCCAAAGCAGATGCGCCACCGGTTTTCGCATAATCAGCAATCAAAGCAACTGCGGCTGATGTTTTCCGTTTCTCGGCTTCCTGTAAAATATAAGTCAGCCTGTTTTGCTGGCCGTTTATTTTAGCAGTGATTTGTTTATTCATTTCTGCTTGCTGAGCGCTATCCTGCTGTGATTGACTATTGGCCTGCTGGTTCTGTTGATTAGTAGCTTGTTGAGCAGCGATTTTCTTTTGCTCAACCTTAGCCATTACCCACATAGCTTGCTTTGTATTTCCTGATTTAATCGTTTCTGATAGGTAAATATATTCAGAAGTAGTAATACCTTGGGCGAATTGTGTTTGTATCCCCAAAGCTCTTAATGACTTAATATCATTCAATAAATCGGTTAGATCCTGATCGGTTGCGCCTAATACCAACTGAATATTTAAATCAGCATTGGTAAAGTCGGCATCCAAAGCCAGCGCCTGCATATTCTTTGTTCCAAGAGGACTGTAACCTACTTTTAGTTTACGGTCCTTAGCAATTATCTGCCATTTTTTAACTACATCGGTAAACGAATCCTCAAAAAGATATTGAAAACAATTGAATGTAGGGAAAAGCGCGGCATTCGATGATTGAGCGGCTAACTCCGTTTTCCTTGCACCGTCATATTTTTGTGGGGTTGAACCATCTGCACCTTGTGCGATACCAAGAACTTCGCGAATGTTATTTATTCCTGATAAAATTTGCCCGGTAAATACATTAATATCTTCTTGAATGCCCATTGGCAAGAAATCTACCAGTTTTTGATTGGTGAATATCGGTTTACCGTCATCATCGACTGCGTTAACCATTAAATAACCCAATTCTTTAAAAGTGGCCATATTATCCTGTGGCTGCTGTTTAATACCATTAAGGAAAACATTATCAAGCAGCCCGGTTTGTATAACCATACGAGGCGCGGGTACAGCGGATGATATAGCATTACGAAGTTTTATATTTGCCAAGTCTATATCGTCCTGAATAGCGATACAACGTTCAATAAGCGATATGTTACCTGTCTTAACAGCAAAGTAATCGATCGAAGGACACCTGTCACCGTCCGGCCCATAATAAACCACATCTTCAGCAACGCCATATTTCAAAAGTATATCCGTACCGATAACCCACTTAGCATTGAATTTTTTAATTACTTTCTTTTGAATCTGCTTATCGCCCTTGCGCTTACGATCGTTGCTCAATTTAAAGTCAAAATCTTCTGCTTTAAATACTCCACGACCATCATTCTTAATATAGTTTTCAATATCGGCGCCAAGCCATTGGTAATCCAAAACCAATATTTTACACCGGTTAAGCGGATCGATACTTGTATTTGCACTGCCAGCGTCAAAGCTATTGATCAGGTTTGTGTACTCTGTATTCATGTAACTAAAGCACTTTGCCAGGTAAATTAATTCCTGCGCTGTAAGCCACGGGTTTTCTTTTCTTACATCTGCAATAGTCAATGGTCGAATCTCTCCGCCTCTACTTAATCCATCAAAATTATTAGGCGCTATGTAGGGAAGTATCAATGGGCATCTATCAAGCTTAACCGTATTGGTGCTGGGATCTATTTCTGTTTTCCATATAGCTATCCCATACTTGATTAAATCATCAAAGGTGCCATCCTGAATAACTTTATACTTACTCATAGCCTTTGTCTTGTTACAAGCGGCTATGGAGGCTATCTCGCGCTGGAATACATAGGCTCCGCATTCAAAGTATAAATCAACATCTGTTTCAGTTTCTATGCCTATGGCGCTTGGATCAATAGGAGTATTAGGGGTAAATTTTGTTTTGGCCATCAATTCCTTTGTGCTTTCCTGAACCAGGTATTTTAGCATAGCCTTATCATCTTCTTTGGCCTGTATACTATCGTCATCAATGCAAATTGCATCTACATCGTATTCTTGGCGCATGTTCTTCTCGCGCATAACATCAAGCATTTTTGAAAGTACCGGCAGCGTATCCCATGAAATATTCATTTTGGTGATATGCTTGCCATTTTTCTTTTTACCGGGCCCGGTACCGATGATGTTATCTTTTAATTTTGAATTAGGATAAGTGCCGGTCGCATATTGATGTAACTCTCTGAAAGTTCTTTTATTTTTACCAAAAGCATATGGCAACTCACATACATTGCTGGTAAAATCAGCCAGCATTGCCCGGCCATAATCAATGTAATATTGCTTTTCAAGTTTTAGTTTGGGATCTTGATTTTCGTCAGGATAGGGGTTTTGGGTTCTTTGGCCCTTAAAATCATCAATATTTTGAAAAGTCGTTGCCATGCGATAATTATTTTAACAAATATATAATTTTTATTTGCTGAAAGTTTTATACATAGTTTAGATCAAAATAAGTGCTTGCTTTTTGTTCTACGGTCTTTGGACGGAAATAATTTGGAATCTTACAAGCATACTCACACCATCCTACTGCCACGCCTAAATCTTTTTGTCCCCTATTAGCCCAATTCATTGTAAGCATCTGTTCCAAAATATCCGGATGATCAATAGTATTCGCCCATAAACATGATAGTGTCATCAGGTACCCAAAATATTCATCAATTGTTTTTTCAGTTGCGGTAACACCGTCCTCTTCACTCTTTCCTTTTGCATTTTTGGATAGGTTAGGGCGATCCATTACATAAAGTTCATGTTTTCTATCCACACAGTGTTTTAAAAGTCCACTGGCTTTGTTTTTTTCAGGGAGGAACTGTGTTCCGTAATAAACAGCTGTAAGGATCGTATCTTCATAAAAATCCTCAGGGTTATTTTGCCTGTAAAGATAGGTACACACATATCGGTTGGTTAAAAAATGAATACCGCCATCTACAGGATTACCAGCCTTTATGCCGCGGCTATCGTCTGTAAACTGGTAATACCGATCTTCTTTACCATCGATATAAGAATCCAATTTTCTCTTTACAGCTATCCCACCCATTGACCAATCATCGGTAACAAGTTTCTTTTGCTCGTATGGATCGACACCCATACAGTAAGCATGAGCATTGCCAGGCTTTGCCCTCCAAACACCGCTAACCTTGGCATTCTCTTTAAAGCCATGATCTTTCGGATGGGCTGATATTAACCACCTACCTTTTGAGTTTGGTTCCCATAATACAGTTCCGCTTTCACGATTATTGTCTAACCATCGTAAATTACCGCGTACCCATGGTTTAACGTTAGTTCCTGTTTTGGGATTAATATAATCTTCAGAATGTAAGTACTGTTGCCTACGCGCCAGCTTATCAATATCAAACTGGCTTTCATCATTAGCAGAAGCAAATACCTGTTCAATAGTAATTGGATTTGCCCTTTGATGATCAAGCATCCCCCGTATATCACCTGCCTCTAAATATTCTTTTGATTTAGCTTCTATCCAAATACGTTCCTCTTCTTTTTTAGGAAATCCCCAATGATCGACCGGCGCTCTGTCCAAAGCACTCCTGAATATTCGGCGGCACCCGTTAAGGCTGGTACCGGTAGTTAAATCCACTTTGGATTGATCCCATATTTGTCTAGCCCATTTAAGAGATCTGCCGGACTTCATTTCCTCTACGGTGGAAGTACCTAAGAAGTTACCGGTCTTTCTATTGATGATACGGCTACGTAAAGCCGGCCTAAGCACATTTAAGGTAGCTACGGGACTCATTGTATCGGCTTTGCCAAACTCATCCAGGTAAGCTATCATCCAAGTCTGTCCATCACCCCAGCGCTCTTTAGATGGGCCGAATATAACCTCAGAGTTTA